AGTAGGCTACCGCTTGCTCTTCATCTACAACCCGCACCTTTTCCGCAACGGTACGGAAGGCAACCGTGCCGTAGGGGCAAGTCCATGTCTTGACCTTCAGCGTACCGTCAGCCTTGCGCGGTAGTTGGCTCAGTGCGTAGTCTTGCAGCTGGGCGTTGTACCGTGCTTCTAACCAGTCAAGCCGTGCCTGATGCTTGCCAATCATCTTGCGGGTGTTCTCTACGATGGCATCAAGCTTGGAGCGCTCAGTCTGTAGGGTTGCCTCGATGTCCATCCGCTTCCGCATTACCAGGAGCGCCAAGTCTTCCGGTGATTCGTCACCCTTTATCCAGCCGGACATAGGGCCGGCATACTCGCCGGTTTCCTCGTCGTACAACTCACCATCGATTACATCAAAACCCATTATCTTCCTCCAAGCGGTCTAGCCTTCAGCGGCTGATCAATAACAATGTTGCCCTGTGGGCCTCTACGGAAGTCATCACGGGGCGCTATTGATCCGTTGGCATCATCATCCTCATCGGCACTTATTGCCAGCAGGGCGGACACGGAATATCTGCGGCCATAAGTAAGCGCAGAGCCTAGCCCGTGAGCGTCTGGCTTGGTTACCGGGATGGTTGCCGTGGTGCTGATCCACTCACCGGATGCGTGAATGATGCGACTCTCTACAGTAATCGCTGTTACCTTGCCATCTGTGACATGAGTTTCTGTAGTGCCTTGGGTTAGCATCAGATCGTTTGCTGTAAGGATAGGGCGCAAAGCGTCCAGGATACTGTCGAGGGTGACGTACTTGGATTTGAAGGCAGGGTTAGTACCTTCTTTACTGATGCCCTGCATACGGCTTTGTGCCTTGATGAGGGAAGGGGCGATAGCCCCTATTGTTTCGCTGCTAGTCATTCTTTATCTCCCGTGGTGTCTGGGTCAGTGATACTGATCCAAACGGTTTTATCGTTGAACTTGATCAGGTTGTCTTCAATGAAAAACTTGCTGTTCTTATCACGCTCGTAGATTAGCCAATCTTGGGCTTCATCTAACGTCAGCTCGTGCCAATCTTTTAGCCCGTGAGCCTTGATGGTTTTGCCTTGTTCATCGGCAATCTCAACCATCTCGTAGGCTTGCTGAAAAAGTGTCATCGTTATTCTCCCGTTACGTGGTTGGATGCGTCTGCGTAGTAATCGTCTGGATCTGCAATCTTGATGCAGACATCGCCCATACCAAAGATGACCACATCATCTTCTACCCGGATATCTTCGTCTTCACACTCGTTGATTGCGTCGATGGCTTCGTCAAGGTCGATATCGTGCAAGCCTGAAGGACTGCTGAGCTGAAGGCCCATGCCTTCTTCGATTGCCCACTTGACTGTTGCGATTGCTGATGTCTTCATTGTCTTATCTCCCGTACCGCTTGGTACATCAACAATATACATTGTAGATATATATAATGCAAGGGCTTGACACAATAATATATTCATATGGTATATAGATTGCATGATTAGAGGATTGACACAAAACGAGTTATCTCGGCGTACTGGTTTCAAGCAGCCACGCATCAGTGACTATATGACCGGAAAGAAAGCGCCATCAGATACATCTTTGATTGCTCTGGCTGAAGCCATGAACATGGATCCAGCGGAACTGAGCAAGCAGCTATTGATGCGTAGAACGCTACGCAAGGGCAAGGCACCGGAAGCACCAGAGCAACCGGGTGAATAGGTAGATAGGGAGATAAAGACAATGCGACGATGCATAGAGTGCGGTAGTGAAGTTATTGATCGTGACAAGATGTGTACGGCTTGCCGTGTATCCGAGTGGCAAGACCAGCAGGAGCAAGCTCAGCGGCTACGAGAACGGGCTTATGCGCTGGAGGCTAATCGCGATGCTTACCTTGGACGTAAGCGGGCGGTGCGGGATTCCATCCGTGCCGGTGTTGTTACTGCGGTTGCAGTTATGCTTTTCTTAGCGCTGGTATCTGCTACCCGTGATGCCATGAAGTACGAGTACCAGACAAAGCCAGCGGCACTAAAGGCGCAGGGTGTCAAGTGAGATACCTGAGCGTGTGTAGCGGCATTGAAGCCGCATCCGTTGCATGGGAGTCCCTTAGTTGGACTCCCGTTGCCTTTGCAGAGATTGAAAAGTTTCCATCTAAGGTGTTAGCCCATCACTATCCTGGAGTGGCTAACCTTGGTGACATGACCAGATTTAGGGAGTGGGATATTGAAAGAAACGCAGTTGATATTTTGGTCGGAGGGACTCCCTGCCAGTCCTTCAGCGTTGCCGGACTCCGCAAAGGGCTTGACGATCCAAGAGGAAACCTTGCACTCACCTTCATTGCAATGGTTGAACACTTTAAGCCAGAGTGGGTTATCTGGGAAAACGTCCCCGGTGTTTTGTCCAGCTCAGGAGGACGGGATTTTGGTTCCTTCCTCGGGGCGTTGGGGCAACTCGGGTATGGGTTCGCATACCGAGTGCTTGACGCTCAGTACTTTGGAGTCCCCCAGCGAAGGCGTAGAGTCTTTGTTATCGCTCATTCTTCAGGGGACTCAAGACGTGCAGCCGAAGTATTATTTGAGCCAGAAAGCGTGCAATGGCATTCTGCGAAGACTCAATCAAAAGAAGAAGGTAGATTTTGGAACGGATCAACAATAACGCAAACGCTGGATGCGGTACTTCACAAAGGGCAGATGATGCCGGAAAAGAATCGATTTCCGGTGGTGACCACTGGCGAGCTGTCGTGTTTGCACATGAATGCAACGAAGACGGAAATTGCCCAATATGTAACATTGATTACGCCGAGTGCGATTGTCCTGGACCGCATCAAGAAGATGAATATGAGTACAGCGAAGACTCTGACGGAAACCTTATTGCCCGTAGGATTACGGAAGCTGACACCGACTGAATGCGAACGACTCCAGGGGTTCCCTGATAAATACACCGACATCATGCCAGAGACTCCAGACGGGCCAAGGTACAAGGCACTCGGTAACAGCATGGCTGTACCCGTCATGCGCTGGATAGGCTCTAGGATTGCCCTTGCAACCAAGTAGATCAGTAGTACGTCAGACGCTCCGGGCTTTGAGTAAGGCACCGGAGCGTTTGTTGTCTCATGAAGAGATGGTTTTACTACATCAGGCATGGGCAGCGGGCATCATGCCCAAAGAGTGCATGGCTGAAATGGTTCACCGTAATACCGGCCTATGCAAAGAGATGGCCAAGCAGATACACAAGCAAGATGACTTTGAAGACGCGGTAGCGTTTTGTATGCAGGGTCTTATTATCGCCATTCAACAATGGGATTCCAGCCGAGGGCTACGCTTCAGTACTTTCGCCATGAAGTGGATAATACAAAAGTACCGCCGCTACCAGTCAACCCAAAGCAAGACCATACGGGTGAGCGAGCATACAATCTACAAGTGGCTACGCATCCGCAAGGCACACGATCAACACCTACACCAGCACGGTGTACCTCCAACCGATGAGGAGCTTTCAGGGTACACCGGCTTGTCTGTTACGATGATACGCATAGCCAGGGACTCCCAACAAGTGCAGCCGGTTAGTATCAATGTCCCGGTGTCTGGTACGGATGGTCTAGTCTATGAAGATTGCAGGGTGCTAGGAGCCTCCACAAGCCCTGAGGAGGCGTTCATTGCTGAATCATGGGCAGATAGGCTTGGTGATGCTTTACTAAGCCTAGATGACGATTCCCGCTATTTGCTGGTGAGGCGCTTTGGTTTGGATGGATCTAAGCCGGAGACCTTGCGGACGATAGCAAGCCGGTACAAGACACCCGTAAGCGTCATTGAAGCGCAGATAGAATCAGCCTTGGCAAGCATCCGGGGACAGTATGAAGTTGAGGATTTGACTTGAAACACCTAGAAGACCGGGAGCAGATAGCGCTGATTACTTGGGTGCGCCTGATGTCGGCTAAACACCCTGAGCTTGCCACCATATATCATTGCCCTAACGGTGGGCATCGAGACATCCGTACAGCTGCAAAGTTCAAGGCTATGGGAGTACGGGCGGGTGTCTGGGATATCTTTCTGCCTTGCCCAGCACCGGGGCTGTATGTCGAGATGAAGGCTGGAAAAGGTCGGCTAACCCCGGGGCAAGTATCCTTCCGTGATGCGCTCCAGCCGCACGGCTACACCTTCATTGTTGCGTACTCTTGGCACGATGCCGCCAAGGCAATAGCGAATCATGTCGGCTTTTCTTTTGATGTATAATGTAACCAACCTTTCCTGTGGTTATGGACTTTGTCCGCCCTCCGGCTGATCCCCGGAGGGTTCCACGGAAGGTAATACACAGGAAATTAGGTAACCCCATGGCACTCCCTGCCACGGATGCGGGTCAGGCTATCGCCTTTCTCCGGCATCTATTCAAGCCGTATCAAGACGGCTTCATTGAGATACGACCTTTGTCTAAGGTCAAGCCCCACGCTAACCGAACTACCTACAGACTGCCGCATTGCCTAAAGGGTGAGGAAGGGCAAGCCCTAACCCAACACATCATGAGTCTTGCAATGCGTGGCTATGATGTGTACTGCGGGGTATGCCCAAGGGTTGCCCCTCCGGGGCCAGGGCGTAAGCTCGGCAAGGAATCTATAGAGCAGGTCGGTACCGTCTGGATAGATCTAGACAACAAGGTACCGGGTGCCAGTAGTCAACTATTACTTGACAACTGCGACTTGGTCGTATCAAGCGGTAACGGTTGGCACGGCTACAAGATGCTGTCCAGTCCTAAACTTTGCAAGTCAGTAAAGGAGCGCACCACGCTAGAGAACCGCATCCGTGACTTTGCAGACAAGATACTACCCGGCACCGATAACGTGGCTAATGTAGACCGAATCTTGAGGGTAGCGGGAACCATCAACTGGAAAGACCCGGACAACCCTAAGCCCGTGGAGTTGCTCAAGGGCGGCGGCATGAAGCCAACCTACAAGGAATCCTTGGTGGTTGCGGAGTTCGGCGATTCACGGCTTGATGCCCTGCTGGCATCTGCCAAGGCTGGCGAGCTGGGACACGCAAGCCCGATGATTCATCACGCTTCCGGACGCTATACCGGATGCCTTGATACCTTTTTCCTAGAGCTCGAACAGGCTTGCGTAAAAAGCAAAACTGACGCACGATGGTCATTCCTGTTAGACATTGTCCGCGCAGACCTGCCGGAGATTATGGAGTACTACTTTGGCAGATGAATGGTTCGATGAGTTAGACGCTACTCCGAAGCGTAAACCACGGGCTGAGCGCCAGCCGGGGGAGCCGTCAGGTGATGGCACGATGGCGAAACTCTACACGCGGCACCCTGAAGGGGGAGGCCCTTACGGTGGGCGTGATAATGCTCTAACCGCTTACATCGGATACCTCCGCTCTACCGGCATCGATTACGATTCAGCTTACCCGGCGGCGGTTGCGTGGAATCTGCAGTGGTGTGATCCGCCAATGGAAGAGGCAGACGTAGCCGTCAAAGCCGGGCGGGCTTGGTCTGATTGGCCAGAGTCAGACCGGGAACCGCTAACCCCGGCGATGCTCCGAGAGCAGCTCGCCGCAAAGATTCCACCTAAGCGCAAACTAGAGTTTATGAACTGGCAACAGTTTTGCGATGCTGCTGCACTCGCTGACGATGCTCAGTGGCTGGTTGAAAACTTCATCACCCGTGGCGGTATGCACTTCATCACGGCACCGCCTGGAGGTGGTAAATCTTGGATTGCTGTAGATCTCGTGCGGGCTTGCTCCGATGGTTCACTGTGGATGGGGAGCCTACCAGCAACAAAGTGCAAGGTTTTATACATCAATGAGGAAATGGGTATCGGGCGTTTCTGGCAACGATTCTTCCAGCTCTGCGCTAACGGTGCCGAGAATGTTCACATCATGCAAAAGCAGATGGTGAAACTCGACAACCCGGAACACTTAGCCGACATAGTCGCATACATAAAAGAGCATGAAATATCTATCGTTGTCCTTGATACCTTTGTGCGCGTCCATGGTTACGATGAAAACAGCAACACCGATATGGCAAAACTCTACGATCAGATGAAAGGCATCAATGAATCAGGCGCGGCAATAGTTGCCCTACACCATCACAAGAAGGGCATACACGCCGGGCCTGTGGCTCATGAGGCTATGCGCGGAGCGGGAGAGATTGCGGCACAGGCTGACCTTGTAGCAACGGTTGAAAACAAAGACGGCATCTACACCATGAAGACAACCAAGCAGCGCCACATAGGCGAGGAAGACTTTGTGGAAGTGTCATATAAGATTGTTACCGGTGAGGATGGCTCTATCGTTTTACAGCCCTGCGTAAACGGTGCTGAAGCAGAGCGGGAACAGCAGTACATCGAGCGCGTCTTGAACGCTTTGGATCAGAATGACAAGATGTCGGGTAATGCCTTAGCTGCGGTGATTGGCAATAATAAACAGGTGGCTTTGAAGTTCCTGGACTCGATGCGGGATATGGGTTTGATACGCAAGATTGACCCGGATTATGCTCGTAGTCCTTGGGTAAAAGTGGGCTAAATCTATCGGTACAAAAAACGGTACGCTTAAGAGTTGTACTCTTGTACCGATAGGATAAATCCCCCTTTGGAAACCCCCTATGGGCAATCAGTACCGCCCGCTTAGGCGGGCATACTGATGCCCATTACAGGGAGTGGGTCGAAACTTTGTACCGTCATAAATTAGTGTTTGACAATATCCACCGAGTGGGTATATAACGATGTGGCAATAGTGCCAACGACCGGGCGGTAGCCCAAGGAGTTTGACAATGGGATTCTTTTCACAGCACACAACCTTCAATGAGGGAAGTGGCAAGAAGTTTAGTACAGCTGAGGCGGGCATCTACGCCTGTGCATTGGTAGATGTTGAAGCCGTACAAAGCAAATCGTTTGATGATCCAAACGTGTTGGAGCCAAACCTGAAGTGGGTATTTGAAACCACCGAGGTAGGCGATGACGATGGACAACCCTTCCGGTTTGTCCAATACACGAAAACCAGTTATGGCAACGACAAAGCCAAGCTGACACTTTTGCTTGACGGCATGGTCGGCCGCATGACGCAAGATGCATACCGCAACCTTGACCTCCCAGCACTCAAAGCCAAGCCATGGCAGGTAGTGGTCGGTACACGCCAGAAAATGAACGGCGAGCTTACCAACGTAGTCGAGACCGTGAAGCCTGTCAAGGTTGCACCACCAAAGCCCCTCCGCAAAGCCGCACCAGTGGCTGATGACATCGCAGACCCGTTCGGCGAAGACTAGTGCAACAGCACTACCGCAACACAAGGATTCAAGCCCTCAGCGTCATCGATGACTGGGGGTTGGACTTTGCAACAGGGAACGTTGTCAAGTACCTGCAACGTTGCCCACACAAAGGGACTGCTAACGCTGACAGCATCAAGGCACTCTGGTACATGGCATATGCCGTTACCAAAGACACGGCCTACGCTGATCGCATAGCCAGGGAAGCCGAGGAGATAAATAATGTGTGTTGATTTTTTTGATGTAACACTAGTCAATCATAATGATGAAGATGCAAAACTGTGGAGACTTGCTCAGTGGATGTGTTTATTTGCCCAACGAATAGATACTCCAATAGAGGTTATGAAAAGCATTCTTTGGAATGTAGAAGATCATAAAGGAATATTGATTGTTATTTTTCAAAACAAACCAGACGCAAAGTTGATGCAATCAGCAGAAGACGCATGGGAACAATGCGATGAATCTTCAACTCAATTTAAATATATAAAAACAAGATATGAAATCTTTCGTGTCGAGGATGAAGATGGCACTAGCATTTAGTATCGAAGAAAAGAAAGAACGCATCCGGCAAGCGATGGAGATATACGCCACCACCGGATCATGGTCTAAAGCCGACAACATCGTTAGAAGGCAAAGCGTTGAGAAGTGGGTACGGAATCCGGAGCTGCTGGCATACGCCACAAGCCTTGGATACCAGCAGATGTGTACCGAGGAGGTAGCAGGGTTTGCACCCGTGACAGCACACTACACCGCCCGTATGGCTTTCTCGGGTGCCTTGGTGCATATGAGGGATGGCAAGATTGTTTGCCGGGATGGCGCAAGAATCCACTATGCCGTACAGCACGGGCAGATGGTCATGTTCAAACTTGACGGTGCTGGCAACCGGCATCATGCCGGGCCTGCTTACTTCCGTGGTGCTGATGTCATGGCTAACGACTGGATGATAATAAGATGATACCTTTTGCTATTGGTGCTTTGGTGGGGGCTGGATGCGTGGTGGTATGGTCGGAGATGTATACACGCTGGCTGTATAAAGATGTGAAGCGTAGAGCCAAGCGGCAGGGCATCACCGACCAGCAGATGAAAGATGCCCTCATATGGGCAACGACCGAAGAAATCGAGGATAGGCTAGATGGCAGCACAACCCGGAGCAGGTAGACCAACTAAGTACAGCCCAGTGGTTGTACAGCGGATTACAGACGCTCTGCGAGGTGGTAACACCCGCAGGGCTTCCTGTGCTGCCGCTGGTATTGATCAGACTACACTTGCCAACTGGCTAAAGGAATATTCAGATTTTTCATACGCTGTAGAAAAAGCAGAGGGTGAAGCGGAGCTACGCAACCTTGCAGTCATCCAAGATGCAACAAAAACAACTTGGCAAGCGGCGGCGTGGTGGCTTGAACGGAAGCACAAGCAGGACTGGTCATCTAGGGTAGAGCAAACCGGCGCAGACGGTAGCCCGGTCAAAGTGATCGTGGAGTACGCGGATAAGCCCGGTGCATGAGCTGCACCACGGCAACTGTCTTGACATCCTGCGAACCATGCCGGATTGCTCGGTTGATGCTGTTGTAACCGATCCGCCGTACGGCCTATCCTTTATGGCCAAGCGTTGGGATTATGACGTTCCATCAACCGAGATATGGGCAGAATGCTTGCGTGTGCTGAAGCCAGGCAGTTACCTGCTGGCGTTTGCTGGTACTAGGACACAACACCGCATGGCGGTACGCATTGAAGATGCCGGGTTTGAGATTCGGGATATGCTAGCGTGGATGTACGGTTCCGGGTTCCCAAAGTCTCACAACTTAGACGGTGAACATCAGGGCTGGGGTACAGCACTTAAGCCAGCCATGGAGCCTATCACGATGGCACGTAAGCCCTTCAAAGCCACGGTAGCGCAGAACGTACAGGAGTGGGGTACAGGCGCTATCAACATAGACGGTTGTAGGATTGGTGAACGAGAATTACGAAGATTGAACAGAGCCGGGTCAATAGGTTACGGCGGAAGTGAACCACAAGGAATAGTTGACGATGGAGGTATAGGCCGGTGGCCTGCTAACGTGATGCACGATGGAAGCGCTGAGATTCTGCAAGGCATGGGCGAAGCGGCACGATTCTTCTACACGCCTAAAGCCTGTAAGGATGACCGGGACGATGGGTGCGAGAATCATAAACTTGTTCGCCGAACCGATGGACGTACTACAGAACATCACACTCCAAACCTAAGAACAACAGAACGCCGCAACTTCCACCCAACCGTAAAGCCTACCGACCTGATGCGCTACTTGTGCCGTATGGTTACACCTACCGGCGGTGTCGTGCTTGACCCCTTCACCGGATCAGGTAGCACCGGGCGGGGTGCAGTGCTTGAAGGATTCCGGTTCATCGGTTGCGAGATGGATGCAGACTACATCGAGATAGCGAAAGCCCGCATCCTTGCAGCTGAGAAAGCGTACCAGCCTTGCCTGATATTCGACTAGTCTTACCAAGGCCGCACGAAGCCCAGCAGGTCATTCTGCGAGAAGCCAAGCGGTACAACGTGCTTGCCTGTGGGAGACGCTTTGGTAAAACCACGCTGGGCGGTAACTTGCTCAGTGACCCGGTACTGCAAGACGGCTTGCCGTGCGCTTGGTTTGCCCCTACCTACAGGCTCCTAGAAGAGGCATACGCCGATCATAAGAGAATCTATGCTCCTGTTATCCGGCGAGCTGTGCAGACTCCTGCACCACGCATTGAACTCATAACCGGGGCAGCTATTGACTATTGGACGCTTGATGACCCTAGCACGGTTGCCCGTGGTCGTAAGTACAAGCGGGTTATCATTGACGAAGCCGCAATGGCACGGCATCTCGAACAAGCCTGGACTGAAGCCATCCGCCCAACGCTTACCGACTACAAGGGGGACGCTTTCTTTCTCAGCACTCCTAAAGGCTCTAACTATTTCCGAACCCTCTACAACCAAGCCGCTACCGATGCCGACTGGATGTCTTGGCAGATGCCGACTACGGCTAACCCGTGGATTGATGCTGAGGAGGTAGGCAAGGCTGGAGAATCACTGCCGAGCATCGCGTTCCGCCAAGAGTACCTAGCGGAGTTTGTCGATGCTGCAGGAGCGCGTATCAAGCGGGAGTGGCTACGGTACGGCGATTGCCCTGAAGGGCTACCTACCTACATCGGGGTTGACCTTGCCATCAGCACCAAGAGCGAAGCCGACTACACCGGGGTTGCTGTTGTATCCCGTGGTGATGATGGGACGATCTACGTTAGAGACATCAACCGCACCCGCGCTGACTTTGCAGCTGTCCTGCGCTTCATCGAAGCAATGGCGGCTAAGTGGAATCCTAGCATGATCGGCATCGAGCAGGTGCAATACCAAGCCGCTGTTGTGCAGGAGCTTCTAAGGCGTACGAAACTGCCTATCCGGGGCATCCGCCCAGACCGTGACAAAGTGACCCGCTTTGCGCCTCTGGAAGCCCGGTACGAGCAATCACAGGTTATGCATTGCCAAGGCCTACCGGCATACTTTGAGGATGAGCTTTTAAGTTTCCCTGTCTGTCGGCATGATGACGTGGTTGATGCCCTGGCCTATGCTTGGCAGGTCTGCGGATCTAAGCGTTCTTGGGGAGCTGTGTAGTCCTGTGGGATACTGAAGCCATGGGTATCTTTGACCGCTTCTTAGGCCGTAAAGCCGCAGCCAACCCGACACAGGCACTACCGCTGCCGTTGTCTCAGTCTAGAGACATCTACCTCACGGGGTACGGCTCTGGTCAGTTGCAAACCTTGCTACGCCGGGCGCTCCCTGGAAGTACTAAGGACTGGGCTAGAGTTGCCGGTGACTTAGGGCTAAACGGGGTTGTGGCATCAGCCATTGACTGGTACGTCAGGAACTATCC